AGAGAGAAAAACCGCTTTGCTGTCTCAAAACTGATAGCTTTCGTATGGCGGGGTCTCATTCATGCGACTTTTGGTCATTTTCGGTCACATTTGCGACAGAATAGGACTTTTCGCAATTTGCTGCGCCTTTCTCAACTTTGGATTGTATCGATTCGGCAATCGTTGCAGTGCCTTTCCAGTCCCCCATTAAAACCCTCTTAGCCTCGTCTGTATTGCCAAGCTCAATCAGCGCAATCGCCTTGGTAACGTCAGCGGCCAACTCATCATACTTCTCCGCCAGCCATGACGCGCTGCCGGTCTTCATTGGCCTTCCTCGCTTCCCCGGCTGTGGCTCATCGCCTGCCAATACCGCTTCCCAACTTGCGCCCGATTCGACGCAGAGCTTAGCTCGAGCATAGTGCTTCGCGCACACTCCACGGCTTGCTGACTTGTTCTCGCACCATTTGCACCTTTGTTCGTTCGTCATAAATCTTTTCTTTCTCAATTCCTCAATCCACGCAAGACTTTTCTGGAAAAGGTTAAAGCGTTACGTTTCCTCGGCAATCCGAGTTTGTTGTGTATGGTTTGTTATTCCGCTACTCCGCCCTTGCCCGCGAATAAAAACGCGATGGCGGGCTTTGTAGGGTGTTAATTAGCGGTTGATGTAAAATGGCGTGATGTAAGAACACGGAATTGATTCCATGATGGATGCTGCATCGCGGTATGAGGCTGCGACAGCAACAATCCCAGAGCCATTACACACAGCCCACGGTCCGCGCTTGATTTTAACACCCTTGGCCTTGATGTATCCGGATTGATTTACGAATGCGTATTTCATAGAATTAAGCGGTTGCGAGTTCTCCAAAAAAAGCGTGTGCTTCGTATTCGTCGCTGGCCTCTTTAGCCTTCTTTTCTGCCAGCCATGCCGGAAGCTCAACCGAATCATCGGTGAAAAAGCACTGGCTTTTTGGAAGCCAAACGCTGACTGAATCAATATTGCTGTCGGAAGAGCATTTTAGCTGCACAAATACTGCCTTATCGCTTTCTTTTTTTACTTTGATTACTGGAATTGTGACTGTGTTCATTGTTCTGTTTTTCTGTTTTGTTTTCGTCTCCGGTCCCGTCGTAGTCCCGTTTGACGTTCTCTGTTTTAAACTTTTCCGCTAAAATGTCCACAACTATTTTCAATTATTTTTGCTTTTGTTCTGGAATCAAGCATTGGTGCGGGCTTCCGAGCCATCGCTTTTTTCTTTTTCGCGGAATTTTTTCTTTTTTCTCATTGTACAATGTACGGTAGGGGTACAAAAGCAGAATTGTAATCGGTTTTAGAGTTAGTCGGATCGTTGTCTTACTTACTCGGTTATCGTAGGGCGTCGCTTGCGCTCCTTATATATTATATTTCTCAGTTGATGAATAAAAAGAGAAAGAAAAAATATATATGAGGAGCGATAGCGACGATAAGAACGGTGGAAAGATAGACCGATGAGCCTCCGCACCCTGCGCTCCACCCCCTGATTGTAACGAAACAAAAAATTTTCGTCAAGCTGCAAAAACGGAAAAAGTAAAAAAAGTTGATTCCGGGCCATTCGTTGCAATTTGCGCCACCCTCAAATCAAGCATCCATGCGCCTTTCCAGACTATTTAGAAAAAAGATGAAAAAAGGCTTTGACGAATGAGCGGAGTTCTGGCTTACTCGGGATTGTGAACACGAAAACAGAACAGAAATTCAAGCAAGCAATCGTAGTAACAAAACACGGACTTGTGGTCGATGGATTTGAAGTCCAGACTCGCAACCGATGGGAAGCAAAAGTAGAAGCATCTCGGTTATCCGCAGAGCGCGGCATTCCGTGGTATTCGCTCAAGTCTAACGGCAAGTTGGTTGCCGCTACTAAGTAAGCCATGCCCGGATTTTACGCCAAAGAATACGCCAGAAACCGCTGGCATGTAATTGCGCCGAGTGGATTGCCTGTCCACGATGATGCGCGGAACGGAGATGACAAGCCGCTCGTCTTTACCGACGAGGATGCTGCGCTAGACTTTGTTGAAAGGTGCAATCAGAACGAGGAGGATGAGCCATGACCGAGAAGGAAAAACTAGACCGTGCGGCTTGCGACTCAGCTTGGCACATAGTCTGGCTCGTCGAGAACGGCCACTTAAACGACCGCACAAGCCTCAAGGTCGCGTTTGATTATCTTTCCGCATACGCCGACCGCTACGAAGACGAGAATTGCAGATTCCGCGCTCAAAAACTCAAAAATCAAACCAACTAAAAACCAATGCAAAAGCTGAAAATCAATGTCAATCTAATCGACAAAACGCACCTTTTTAAAGGCGCAAAAGGAACCTACCTAGACGTAACGCTAATGGAGAACAAAGGCGGAACAGACGAATACGGCAACGATGGGTTCATTGTTCAAGATATCGGTAAAGAAGCCCGAGAAGCAGGCGGGAAAGGGCCGATCATCGGCAACTGGCGTCATCTTCAAAAGCGGACTACCGAGAAGCCTGAGCCGGTCGCTAAAAAGGCTGTGCCGAAGAATGATGACGTTGCGCCGGATGATATTCCATTCTGAGCCAATCACAACTCCACGAAAAACCCCGCTCTTTAATCGGAGCGGGGTTTTGTTTTATTCGTCAGACTGCTTCTTGCACTTCCGACACCGGAAAAAGCAAGTGCCATCCGGTGCGTAGCCGTAGAAAACGAACTGATGCTCGCATTCGTATGGTTCTGGTTCAATTAAGTATTCGCACTCGAAAGCAATTATTGCTGGCGGTTCCATCATCACAACTCTTTTCGGCCTCGGTGCGGTGCGTCTAAGGCAAGTCTCGCATCCTTCTCGCCAGTATTGCACTCCGTCTTCAATGCTTCCAACTCCATTGCAGCGGGCTGTGTCGGATGTCATAGCTTTTTAATCCTCGCATATTCCGCTAAAAGTGCCGCGTCAACAATATTGTGATTGGGAACCTTGCTGCGTTCTGTCGCCAGAAAAGTCTCATCCGGCCAGAGTCGTTTTGCAAGCTCCAAAGCGCGTGGCTTTGTGTCTCCCGAGTTGCATCCCGGCATCATTTCGCGTTGCCATTTCTGCGGCGTGATTCTATGCCAGCGAATGCCGGCGAGCGTTAGCACGGTTCTAAGCGCGTGGAAGCTCCCTGCCATGCTTGTAGCTGCTTTGGCCGATTTGCTGCCTCCCGGTTCTTCTAAAATTGCACAATGGACGTTATGAAAGCCTGCGGACACGTTCTTAATCCATCGCTCAACTTCTATCACGTCAATTTCATTCCCCTTCCGAGCCTTTTGAACCGGCATCAAGATTGCTTCGATGAATGCGCCGTTGTGTGATGAGATTGCGGCTAGTGCGCCGCTGACGCCATTATCGCACCCAATGATGACGTTACTCATTCGGCTCCTTTTATGGCTGCAAGCTCTGCCTTCAGTCGCTCAAGCTCTGCGTTCAACTCCCTGCAAACGCTGCTGAGTCGCCAGTTAGTCGCCTTCAGCAGTGCTTCGAAGTCGTCGAGATACCACTCCGCCGCCATTTTCGCCCAAGTCACGAGTGCGCGGGTGTGTTGCCTATCCTCGCTGTCGGACATCACCCCGCCAAGAAGGTGGCAGCGGTCGTCGCGGCCCTCCACGAGATTGAGGATGAACAGCGTGCGGTCGGGATGTCCACGAAGCCGCCCCAGCCACCGCCGCGACTCTGCTTCGAAAGTCCACTCAAGGCGACTAACCACGCGCTGCAGCGAACGCGCCTCCTGTTCGTCCGGCGCTTTAGCCGATTCATCCGCAGCCTCCCGCCTACCGCACTGGGTGCATTCGTAGGCGAGCACCATATTGCACGCGGCATATCCATCGCCGCATTCACACGGCCCGCCAAGGACCGCAGGCTGCTTTGGTTTCCGTTCGTTCGTCATATTGTCTCCCGCGTCGCTGAGCTTGGGTCGTTATCACGTTCTGCTTTCAGCCGCTCGAGCTCTGCGCGGAGTTCGTCGCGCTCGGTAATAAGCGCAAACCAATAAATTTTGTTGACGCGGCAGTAATCTCCGTCAGCGGAAGCAGACTCAAGTTCACAAATAATGGCACGCATTCTGTCTTCGGTGCTGTTTGCAATATCCGTTCTTTCTTCGAGAATAATCTTCAACATATCGCGCTCGCGTTCAAGTTTGCGGGCGAAGTCGGCGGAAACGCAATCGCCTTGTTGGCATGATTGTTTTTCTGCTGTTGTGCTCCCGCCCATTTCAAAGCGTTGAATGCACTCGTATGCGTTATTGTCCGTCTCCGGTGTATCGATCATAATCCTTTCCTTTCCAGTTCAATTTCAATCGCCTGCTGCGCCATGCGAAAGGCAAATGCCGTGTCGATTCCGAAGAATGCGGCAACCTCGCGCCACTTCAGCCCTTCGCGCTTTTTGGCGAGGACTGCAAACCATCGCTTCTCCGCTTTTTTGCGCTTCCGTTTGTAGTATGCTTCGTGACTTGTCATAGGGTGATTTGGCGAGCGTAACGTGTGTCGATTACTACCCAGTCCGCAAACTTGCTGCACAATGACGGCTTGTCATGGCTGCGCGTGTCGCCAACTGCTAGGGCTGTCCGGCACTTAGCGCGTAGCTCTTTTAGTTCCTTTCCGCGTTCTGAATCAATCGGGAATTGTTCACATCCGCACTCGCATTCCATCCGGCTTTTCCCGTCCCAATATACTTTATCAAGGCAGTAGAACCGCTTATTTTCGCAAATAACAAAGGTCCGAGTTTTTAGCGGATTGATAGCAGGCAATCCGTTTTCCTGCCGCTCGATGTTCTCAGCCTTTTTCGCCATGCGTGGAAGGGAATCTGAGTTGCATTGAAAATGCACCGCGATTTCTCGCCATTTAAGTCCTTGTCGCCGCATTGCTAAGACGGCAAACCATCGTTCAATCTCTTGTTCTCGTTTTGTTTTTTGTTCTGTTGTGCTGTTCATAAGTTCTCAAATCGTGCGTATTCTTTAACGTAACGCAGTTCCACGGTTTCCTGTGCAGGTCCGTTGCGTTGCTTGGCAATATCAATGTCGGCTTTTCCGGCAAGGTTCGTTCGCTCCGGGTCATCCGGATCGCAATCCATTTCTGGTCGAATGATAAAAGCAACATTGTCCGCATCCTGTTCGATGCTCCCCGATTCTCGCAGGTCACTCATGCGCGGGCGACGTTTTTCTTTCACCGACGCGCGATTTATTTGTGCCAGCGTCACAACCGGTATGCGTAGCTCTTTCGACATTAGCTTAAGGCCGCGTGAAACCTCAGCAACCTCTTGCTCCCGATTCCCTGCTTTCTTGCCGTCGCTCGTCATCAACTGAAGGTAATCCCCAATAAAGACAACCTGCTCGTGTCCGTTCTTTCGCAGTTCTCTTACCTTTGCGCGAGTCTTAGACCGAATCTTTTGGATGCTGCCTCCTGTCTCTCCGGTGTCAATAATGGTCACAAGCGAAGTCGCGAGTTGTTGCGCTGCCGCTGTCAGTGCTGGCCAATCTCGTTCCGTCATATGCCCGTCTCTGACTCGCTGCTGATTAAGTCGGGCGAGCGAATAGACAAGCCGTGCCATTAGCTGCTTCGGACTCATTTCCAATGATACAAAGATTACAGGAATCCCGAGGCGAAGAATAACGTGTTCTGTTATGGCAAGGGCAAAGGCTGTTTTCCCGACGCTAGGGCGAGCGGCAAACACGGTCATTTCCTCCGGATGTAGTCCGTTTGTCAGTTGGTCATAGCCGTGAAATCCGGTTTCGATTCCAGTTATGCGCCCTTTGTTTTCATACAAGGTTTTCACGTCCTGAATGACTTCCGTTACAAGCTGCTTATTGCTTTGCTCCGCACGTCCCGCCTTGCCTTCCGATAGCGTCAATACTTTTGACTCAAACTCTGACGCTAGCTCATCCGGCTGATGCTGCTCATCGTAAGCACGCGATGCAAACTCGGTGCCGAGTGCGATGATTTTCCTAAGTCTCAACTTCGCGCCTGCTACGTCGATGTAGTATTGCAAGTTGCTTGCGGTAGGCACAAATGTCCATAGCTCGCTAATGTATCCCGCGCCGCCTACGCCGTCCAGCTTGTTCCGGTCCCGCAAATATGTTGTCAGGCTGATAAACGTCAGTTGCGAGTTCGGAACGTCGAGAAGCTCGCGGATAGCTCGCCAGATTTCAGCATTTGCCGGGATGTGAAACCACTCGCTATCAACTCCGGCATCGTCACAAATCGCAATGCACTCGTAAGGAGCAAGAATGATGCTCGCAAGAATGCCTTTTTCGGCGTCTTGGTTCTGCGGGAGTAGTCGGTGAATGTCGGGTAGGTATGTCATTTGTCCCAGAAGCTGAACCCATTTTCGTCCTGTAGATAAGTGATTTGCTCGTCTCCCGTGATGTCCTCTGTAATTAGCTGAAGCCTCGCACCGCATTCGCACACGATGAACTTCATCCGCATACGATTTGTTTCGTGCTCAATTCCGCAACGTGGGCATTCCCTCGGTTCGATTAGGTTTTTCTTGTTCATGTTCAATTTTGTTTCTCCACTCGTCGGCCTCAATCCTAGCCTGCTTTTCGGTTCTGCCCAGAGACAAGGCTTCGTTGTATCGGTATTGCCACTCGCGCTCAATGTCGTTCACAGTGCCTCCATTTCAGCCGCCTTTAGCTCCTCTTCCGCGTCCTGTAACTTATGCGCTGCCTCCCCAATCTCCCATTTCACGCTAGCGGTCTGCCGGTCGTAGTTCTCGCGTGCGTCACGCAATGAGTCGTAATGCTCCTGCGCTTTTTCAACGGCGATTCTAGCGGATCGTAAGCGGTTCGGTTTGCTCTCTGGTATTTCGGTGAATAGTTCGTTCATTTTGGTTCTGTTTTTGTTGTGTTGTCGTTACTGTTTAACTGTCGCTGTTTCTGAAACTCCTCCTTCATGTAGCCTCTGGCCTTTGAGTATTCCGCGTAGGGATACGCCTTTGACTCCATCCATTCTCGCCAGCCTTCTGGATCTCCTGACTGAGCCTGCTTTGCTTTCGGCAGCTTGGCCTTCGCGTTGTCCACTTCCCCGAGAAAGTTGTTCAAGAAAGTAAGCAAGCTCGTCCGCTTGAACTGATACCCGCTCGCGTAGAGCTTTTCGACAAGCGCGAGGTCCGCAAGGTCTATCTGTCCGCAGTTTCGGAACGCTCTGATTTCCCGCTCGCTCCATTCTGTTGTGAGCTTTCGGCCAAACATCGTGGCAATCCTCTTCGCCGCTTCCGTTGTTGGGATTCGCGTTGATTTCTGCCGTTCTTTATGGCGGGCTTGATGCTCTCCGCAAAAGTGCCCCTTCAGCACCTTCGGCCACGTATGGTCATGCACTGGCGGGTAACGCTTGCAGAACGCATTAAAATCACTCTCAAAGTAGTGAATGCAGGTTTCGCAGGTGCGGGTCATACCGGAATCAATTCCTGTTCCCGATGGTTTTCGACTTCTGCCAAGTTGCGAACGGCTTGATTGTAGTATGCTGTTTTTAGTTCCGCCCCGATACCCTTTCGACCGTTCAACACCGCACCATAGACTTCGCTTCCGACACCCATGAACGGAGTGAATACCACTTCGCCGGGATTGCTCCAAAGGACCAGTGCGCGTTCGATAACGTCAAGTTGCAACGGGCAAAGATGCTTCTCGTCGTCCGCTTCACGCGCCGACTTTGCATTCAGCGTATTGGTTTGCCGAATGTCCATCCAGACGGGTGACGCATACGCACGCCAGATATTATGAGACCGTTTAATTCCGTCTGCGCGTGGCATCGCATCGCTTCCGGCGTAGCTTTCAAGTCCATCCGGATGCGTGATCGGAGTTTCGTTGGTTCCTGAGTTCCGGAAGCAAAGTAGATAGTCGGGCAATCCTGCGCGACTCATGATGCTGTCCTTTTGAAGTTGCTTGTGCATCAGCCCAAGTGCCTTTGTGCGAGTCGCTTCAATCAGCGGGTCTTTCCAAACCGTATGGCGGGAGTGATAGATAAATCCGTGCTTTTGAAACAGCCGAATAATATCGCCAGAGAAGTCTTTAATCCCGATGAATCCATCCCGCTCTTTCATGGCGGGAATGTCCATGCAATGCACCGCGACGTTACGCCCGGATTTAACGATGCGAGCCAGTTGCTCGACAACGAATCCGAAGTGGACGAAAAACTCATCATAGCTCTTACAGTTCCCGAGGTCCATCGGGCTGTCGGAATAGCAGTAAAGGTCCGCGAACGGTGGAGAAAATACGGAGAAGTGAACCGATTTATCCGGCAGTCCGCGCATCACTTCGATGCAGTCTCCGTTGTAAAGTGCGTAGTTTGGTTTGATGGTTTGGCTGATGATGTTGCTCATTTTGTGCTTCTGTTTTGTGTTTGTTGGTTGGTTGATATTTCTTCTGCCATCCGAATCAGGACGGCAGCAAGGTCGAGACATTCGCTTTCGACTCTGTGTAGGTCGTTTGATTTTACAGCTTCCCGCAGTTCGTCCCATTCCTCCAATGCTACCCCGAGTCCTTCGTGAGTCGATGCAAGCGGTCCGTATCGCGCATTTGCACGCGCAATCAGTTTCTCGATGTGTTCAAATGATTCATTTAAAGCCATGATGGTGGATTCAGTTTCGCCGTGTGCGGCTTGTGTTTCTCGATTGCGAGTTCGTGGTTCAATAGCTCAACCATTTTGGCAAACATGGAGTCCGCTTGTTCGGCCTTTCGCTTCATGTTGTTGAGAACGCCAGACTCTCCAGTGCTGGAAATCACGTCTATCTTTACCGGATTCTTTTGCCCGAAACGCCACGAACGGCGGATCGATTGATACCACTGCTCAAACGAATGAGACGGGAAAAACGTCTGATGGGCGCAATGCTGGAAGTTCAATCCCATTCCTGCAATGCTTGGCTTCGTGACGATAACGCGGACATCGCCACGGCAAAACGCTTCAAACGATTCCTCTTTGTATTCGTCTGAGTCCGATCCGCAAATCTCGATTGAGTCCGGAATCAGCTTTGAAATCAGATTCCCCTCGTCATTGAGGTGACACCAAGAGAGCGCGGGCTTTCCGGTTCCGGCAACTAATGAAGCTGCCATTTCGCATCGTTCGTTTAGTGTCCGCTTTCGCTCCTTCCTCTGTTCATCCAGCCCCACGGCAGGCATGTCGAAAAGGAAGTCTGGATTGGGCGTTGATGCGGAAACAATATGCTCAACCGTGACAAGTGGCGGAAGAATGTAATCCGTTCCGTCAAACCCAAGATCATCCGGCCTGCGAACGGCCCGCGCCCATGAGCAAATCCACTGCCAGAATGCGCCCTTCGCCGCGTGCTTTTTGAGTCTCCATTTTGATGTATCCCCGCCGTCGTGGTTGAAGAAGTGCGCCATCATTTCCACGCGGCGCAAATACCCCAACGCCTCGCTCGATGTGCCAAGCTCAATGTAATCGTTCGGGGCGGCAGTCGCCGTGCAAAGCAACCGATACGGAAGTTTCCGCATGAAGTCCGTCACCTGAGATTTGATTGCCCCGTCGAAGTTTTTCAGGATGGACGACTCATCGCAAACGACTCCGGCGAATTGCTGCCAGTCGAACTTGTGAAGCTGTTGATAGTTTGTCACCGTGATTTTCGCCGCAACGGTTCCATCCCTCGATTGCTTCGCTTCGATGCCAAACTTCTCCGCCTCGCGGACGGTCTGCGCCCCAACGCTCAATGGCGTCAGAACGAGGACCGGCTTGTTTGTTTTCTCGACGACGTTCTGCGCCCAAACAAGCTGCATTGGAGTTTTCCCAAGCCCGCAGTCTGCGAAGATTGCCGCTCGCCCTTTGTTGATAGACCATTCCAATAAAGCCCGTTGGAATGGGAAAAGGAAATCCGGCAAAAATGACGGGCTGAATCCAAACTCCCCTCCGAGTTGAGATTTTTGGTGTAAGAACTGCTCGTATGTTTCTGTATTCATGTTTTCTGTTTTAGAGTATCACCGTCCCTCGCCGTAGGTTCGGGAATCGTCGCAAGTCTCTTTCAAACCCTAGCAGATAAATCTACTTTGTTTGCATGCGCGACTGGCGTTGTGCCACGGTAAATTTGTTATTTCGTCCGCATTGAAAGGTGCGGTTCAGCCGGTTTGTAAACCGTATCCCCGTCCGCAAAGAGCGCGTATTGCTCCGTATCTTGGTCCTGCGGGAGTTCAATGCCTTTTACGATAGCGCAATAGGTTGAGTGCTCCGTGATTGCCTGCGCTACTTTGTTAGCCTGCTTTTCGTCGCCAGTCCTCCAAGGTGTTCCGGCTGAACTTGTGTGCATCGTCCACGTGAACGAACCCGGTGGACGAACGAAAATGAAGTAGTGAATTGGTGTTGGTTTCATAGTCATATTTTTTCAAACCAAAGTTCACGCGGCGCCGTTGCCCAAAGTCCGCGCTCGATTGATTGCAAAGCATCCCTCGCGATTGGCGCATCGTCGTATTGTTCCAGAGCATCTACGGCAATGCGAAGCATCGCCACAAGGCAAGGCGCATCCACCGTGCGAGTTTCCTCCATTTTGTCCAGCATCTCGCGAATTGTCGGCGGGTCGTGGAAGTGACGCTTCGTCCATCCTTTTTCAATATCCTCGATACTTTCGCCGGCGGGAAGATTGAAGTCAACTTGGTAGTCTGTTGGATGGCTCATATTGTTTTTCGGTTTCGGTTTCTGGTCGCTTGTATTTGTGCATCCGCTTTCGATTGCTGCCGCCATTGCGGAAGTGACGAATAGCTTTGCGCTTATGGCGTCGTATTGCGCCCTTGTCTTTTCGGACTCCAAGTCTCGTTTCATTTCAACGCCTCCTTTGCCGATTCAATCGCAACGTCGAGGTCGTAACGGTCGGATACGCTGATAATTAAATCCACGTTTCGCTCTGCGGTGTAAAGTAGCGCGGAGAATGCATCGCGGAGGCGTTGATTTTCTTCACGCAATTTGTCCCTATATTGGCATGATTTAGACCAAAACATCCGGCATTCGCGCCATTTCTGAATCAGCCATTCAACAGTCGGAACGATGTTTTTAAACTCGTCCATTGCGGGACATTCCTCGTTCACTATCGCAAGTGCTTTGTCGATTTGGTTTGCCAGTTTAACGGCTTGCTCCTGCGCGGCGTTGGATTCCGCGATGGACCCCATAGCCGCGAGCGCAACGCGGATCTCTGCTATTTCACGCTCCAATTTCTGCGCGAATGTCTTTTCTACCAATGGAACGGTTGCGCCACTTCCGTAAATAGTTGCCGCATCGGTGCGCGGAGTGTCAGATGGATTGCATGATTCTTTTAGCTCCTCGGATATGGCGTCTGTGCATCTGGAAATCATCGCTTCAAAGCATTCACGAGCTTCATCCTGATTATATCTTGGCAATCCACAATTAGAGCATTGCCCGTTGTCGTCAATCGTCACGGAATGTCCGCAATAATTACAGTTCATTTTGCCTCCTTTTGCTCATACCAAAGTTCTTTCGCCGCCGTAGCCCAAAGTCCGCGCTCGATGCTCTGGAGCGTTCCGGTTGCAAGGTCGCCGTTGTCATCTAGTCGCGTCTCCGGCCCTTGTCCGTTAGCATACCAGTTTAGCGTGTTCACGGCTATGCGAAGCATTGCCACAAGGCACGGCGCGTCACAAGTCCGAGTTTCTTCCATGTGGTCGAGCATCTCACGTATTGTCGGAGGGTCGTTAAAGTGTCGCTTTTCCATATTATTTGATTCGCTGAACCGGCTGTTGATGTTCTGTTGTGTCGATTAGTTCCGAGAATAGCTCTTCAAAATGGTCGAACGCCTGATTGCCTTTTAGGTCTGATAGCTTGGCGTGTAGTTCCTGCAACTTCGGGACTGATATCTTGCAGCATCTGGCAAGCTCAACAGTCTCGAAACAATCAAAATGCGCCGCGAGCGTTGCGCCGATGAGCGGAATCTTATCCGGTGAAATCTCGCGGGTTTTCTTCGCCTTGCCAAGTCCCCATCCTTCCGCCCATCCGTCTCCGTTTTTGCGAATGCCGTCTTTCAATTCTGCAATGCTCTTTTCTGCTATCTTTGCTATCATCTGGAGTTTGTCGAGCCAATCCGCACGTTCTTCCGGTGAAGCGGTTTCAATGTCGAATTGCGCCGTGCCGAGTGTGACTAGTGCCTTTTGACTTTCTGGGCATCGTGCCGTTCCCGCGGCCTTGCAAAACTTACATTGCTTCGGGCCGACGATGCGCTTTGCGTTAGGGTCGTTTGACGCAAGAACTCGTTCGCACATTTCGCGGTAAGCTCGCATCAAATCCTTTTCGGAATAGCGGACGAGTTTCACATCCTCGATGCGCCAAGCTACGTTCGGCTGATTGATATATGCCGTAACCGATTGCACGCCGTAATTGCAGTAAATCAAAGCGGCAAGGTCGCGAAGCTGCTCGTTCTCGTCCGCGTCGTCGTGGTCACCGTAAAGCGATTTGAGGTCTTCCAGAAGCGCGTGCTTGCCGTTCTCCGCGTCAACTATCCAAAACGCATCTGCCTGCCCGCTGTGCGTCTCCACGTAGTCCCACATGCGCTTTTCGCGATGGCATTCTGCCGGTGCTTTCACGTCGATTCCGCAAAGCCAGTTGCCGAGGATGATGCTTTCAATTTCTTTTGCTCGCCGCAGCGTTTTCGCGCTCTCACTATCCAAAACGCTTTCCGGCTTCTCGCCAGCAAATACCGCGTGAATCAGCGTCCCTTGGCTTGCCTCTGCGCTTTCTTTTTCTGCTAGTCCTCGCTGCGCCAAATGCCTGCCGGGGCAAAGCCGGTCCGCTGCTGCGTTGCTTGCGCTTGTGTGTCCGCGTCGTTCGTCTTTCTGTTCTGTGTTCATGTGTTTTCTGTTGAAAGTTGTGCAGTTCTCTCCTGCTGTCACGCCCTTTGCTTACGGTTGCGACCCGTTATGGCTGGATGACGTTCCCAATGTGTATTGCAGCCGAGCAAGTTGCCGGAACTTTCCAGCGTTCGCGCCTGCTCGTTTCGTGCCGTCTCACCCATGAAAGGTCATAGACTGTCCGGCATTATTCCCGCGATGGAACTGCAAAAGTGTTTTCACCAAGTCTCATCCTTGGTCGCAAGTTCCGGCTCCGGTTCTTTCGGTGATTCGGTTGCCTCAATCGCTGGCTGTTCTCCGAAGATTGAGCTTGCAATTTGCTTTTCAGTGAACTTCGGCGCGAATACCTGCGTCAGTGAGTATTCCTCTTTCGCCTCAGTATCAAGTGCCGCGCTTTGCTCTGGCGACAATGGCCAGCGTTTGCTCATTCTTCGAAGAACGGTCTTTTTACCCATCTCCGCGTAATCCGTTACCCAAGGTCCTGAACCGCTAGCCTTGCTGCGTTTGCGGATCGCGTCAACTTCTGCCTTTGTCATAACCTCAACATCCGTGTTGCCATCGCGAATGCAGGTAGCTGCGAATGCGACAAGCTCGCCTCGGTCGCCAAGGAAGTTCGGTTGCCACTTAAAGGTTACGTTTGCGCCGTCCATTCCGTATTCAAAAACATCGTTCTTGTGAACTGCTATTGCCCGAATGTTTTGCACGCCGTTCCGCTCTGCAATTTGAACAAGCCCCTTGTAATCAAAGATGACTTGAACCGTCGAGCCGTAAGGAATCAAATGCGCGTTCCGTCCGTCTGGAAGCAATCCAGCCTGCGCGCACAACATGAGAGCGTTTAAGAGGCTCGCTGGCGTGCAATCCGCTAGCTTCGGGACTCTGGCAATCGTTCCGACCATTACGCGGGTCATCTGTTCTGCGGTGAGATACTTTGGCAATACCTCCGCAATTTTACCGCGCATCTCGTCGCTTGTGATAAGCGAGCGGATATCCTGCTTCGGTGCTTTTTCTAGTTCGTTGCTCATTGTTTCTCTTTTCGGTCCCTGAGTGTAATGAAGATATGAGCCGATAAAGACCTGCCACACGATTCGGCTTCTTGTTTTAGTTCTGCTTTTAGTTTCAACGGAAGATGAACCGCAGTCATCTCTCGCTTTTCTTTTTTTGGTGTTGTCATGTTGTTAAATTGGTGAGCGCGGCAAGTTGGCACTTGCTCCGGGTTTGACGCGGGCCGATTGTATCGCCGTCATCTGACCGCACCTTACATTAGGGATGCTTGGCCGTTGCATTTTCGCGCTCAAATTGTTAAAGTTCTCCGAGTGCCTTAGCGATGCAGTAAATCGCATACCAGATTGCGGCGTTGAGAATTAAGATGCAAACGCATCCAATTCCGCGAGCCTGCCATTGCTCTTTCAATTCGCGCTCGTTTTCCTCATCGCGACGTTTCAATACGTCTAGATAGGCAAGTGCTTTCTTGTTCCGTTCGTGACGCTCGTTCGCGGAGCTATCGTGGATTGAGTCGTTCATGTGGTATGATATTAGAGTGCACCAAAATCGTCATAAAACGCCGTGCAATCGTCGTCTTCGGTGTCGCCGCGCTCTGGGAAATAAACTCCAACGCGGTCGCTTCCGATAAAACTGATGCGTCCTTTTTCTCCAACGTTCCAATTGCTATTCTCCGATGTCATCCGGACCCATGTTCCAACTTCAATTTTTGTTTTCATGTTTTGTGATTCTGTTTTGTTTTTCTGTTCGCCAGCGTCGTGCTGACGGTGGAGATAAAAGCACGCCCGCAAAAAAGACGCAATAACTTTTTTAAACTTTTTTCAAAGTGACGAAAAAAGAGTAAAAAAGTGGATTGACTTTCCGGATGGAAAATATCAGCGCGTCAAACCATGAACCGGATGCGAGAGCGTATTTTACTGACGTGCCGCAGCTTTTTAAATACGCCGCCGCCCTCTCTGCTTCCCATCATATCAGTATTACCCTCACACGTTTGAACGTCTCCGTTTTCGTCCGGCGAGGAAAGCGCGATGCCAATATGCGAGAACGTGAAAACAACAATGTCGCCCGCTTCAATGTCGTCGCCGTGCGGTTTCTTCGTTTGCGTGCTGTTGTCTTGCGCCAAGCTCCAATTTTCAAAACCCCATGCGCTAGCCGTAGTCGGTCGTTTGAATGTCGCAGTCTCGCGGACTCTCGCGGACTTCATCGCCTCGCGGACTACCCAACAGACAAAAGCAGCACACCACGGCCACGATTGCTTCGGGTCGAGATTCGTTGCGCCTTTGTATTCATTCACTCGCGGGCCGCAGTTTGTTCCGTCGATTTCCTCAACTCCAATTTCGTTTTTTGCGATGCGGCAGATTTCTTCGCGTAGTTTTGTCATGGCAGCGGTGTAGCTTTAATCTCCACGCTTGGCGAGACGGTGACAATGCAGGTTTTTGCGTGAATGGTTGCGCTTGTCACGCAACTGGAAAGCATTGCGGCGAATAAAACGAAGATGAGCTTCATACAAAAGCGAGTAAAGCCCGTGTCATCCTCTCGGTTTCTCCGGTCGCGTCAGAGTATCGCGTCTGCGCTAGTTGTGCGTTTGCTAATGCCTCGCGAATATGTCCGGAGTGGAACGGCTTTTTTAGAACTGAGTCCACCGCGTATTTCGCGTTGCCAATATCTGAGGAATGTCCGGTCATTAGAACGAATGCAGCATCGCCTGCGAGCCTTCGCAGCATTGGCATCATTTCAAAAGTCTTTTCAGCCGTGGAGTCCGGCAATTTCAAGTCGAGAAAAACAACGTCAAACTCGTGATCTTGCAACGCCTTGATTGCTGCCTTCATCGAATGCACGCATTTTTTCGCGTAGCCGATTAGAACCGTTGAGACTGACGCCGTTGTTTCCTCGTCATCGTCAATAATGAGTGCGGACTTCATTGCGATGCGACTCGTTCCGCTGTCCGGATTGCCTCAATTCTTTTGCTCGCGAGATCCGCCATCACGCGGGCGGCATCCTCGTTGTTGATGTTTTTATACACCAACGCAATGATTGCATCGGCCAAGCACCCTAGCATCTGCTGCGACGCCTGCTGTTCTTTCATGCGTTCATCATGGAAACGCTTATCTTGTTCCAATTTCAAGCTGCAATACCATTTCCCAAACGCAAGAGCAGCAACAAGGAAAACAAGGGGCCAGCCGCCTTTCTCCCATGCTTGGTAAAGCTGAGTCGGTTCCATTTGTTACCTTGAAACGGTTGCGCGAAGTTTTACCGCGTCAAGGATGAATGACTTTGCCGCTGCCGTCGCGTCGTTTCCGATGATTCCGCAAATGTAGCGCGTAATTCCGCCGACGCTGTTTGTGTTTGTGACAGTTACTTCGTTTCCGAACGCACCGCCGTTTGTGTTCATGCTCATCTTGTATTCGAGATTGGTGCCTGTGTTTCTGATTCTAAGCGTATGCCAGTTTGTATCCGCTGCAACTCCGAGGCTTGATGCTGTCTCTGCCCCTCCATCTTTTACTACGGCCATGAAGTTCGTATCGCCGCTGCTTGTATCGTAACGTAGATACTCTCCGCGGCCCGGTGATACAGCCGAGTAGTCATTCATCACTCCAATTCGGAAACGAGTTACCGTTGTCTGGTTTAGTTTGAACGTAATTCGCACCTCGAACTGAATCGGCGTAGAAGCGTCAACAAAAACAAAAGGCGAAAGCGCGCTGCCGCCAACATACAACGAAGAGGCATTCCCCGATGCCGCCGCGCATGCGGTTTGATACTGCCCCGGATTGTTTAGCGTTCCGGCGATGTAAGCGTAGGAGCCGCTTCCGCTGATTGTCCCCTGACGCCATCCAAGCATTCCGATTTGTCCGTCAGCATTAGTGCCGCCGATGAAATCCTCTTCAAGGACAACGATATTTTGAGCAACAAAAAGGTCCGTCACGGACGCGATAAGGTTCGCTGATGTTGGCGTTGCGAGAAGCGTGCTGACGCCAGTGCCAAGTCCTGAAACTCCCGTCGCGATTGGTAATCCCGTGCAGTTTGTCAGCGTGCCGCTTGTCGGTGTTCCTATTGCGCCAAGTGTTTTTGTGACGTTGGTAAGGTTAATCGTTCCGCCGCTAGGCGTCCCGTCAAGCGTTCCCTGAATCAGTCCGTTTTTAATTGGAAATTGAGCCATATTAAAGCGTTACTTTGTAGTCGAGGCGGTAATCAGTTGTCGCGTCTCCATTAAGGTATACCGTGAATCCGGTTGTCGCCTTGTCGTCGATTGTCTGTGGCGACAATTTCAGTCCCGGCGAGCCTGCTCCGGTATAGATGACTTCCAAACTGATAATGTCATACGTCGAAGCCGAAAGCGCGGTGGAAAACGTAACCGTTGCCGAGTCCGTTGTTGAAAGCGTTACGCTCCCTTCGCGGTAATTGCTGCTCGCTGTTCCAGACGGGAATGTCTGCCCGTCACGGTAAAGGCTATTGACTATTTCGAGCGTGAACAGCGGCGAGATTTGCGGTGCCGTTCCATCGAGGTAAACAAGCTGCCCGTTGTATCCTACGCTCGCAATGTCTGTGTCTGTTTCCGGAACGCTTCCCGCCGTCACCAATATTACGGTAAAGCCTGTCCCGTGAGGTGCGTGATTCCCTTTCAAGCCCCATTCCGAAAAGGTCACGGTCACGGTATCGGTTGCTACGGAATAACTAGAATTAAATGCAGTATCTATCGCGTCCCCTAGCGCAGTTGCTACCGTGCTGGCTGTCGCATTGTTCGCAACATTGATCTTGTGAAGCGTTCCTCCGCCTGACGATGGCGGCGTCACCGTGGTTCCAGTAGTCTCAAACCAGAATCGCGTGAAGTCCGTAGCGGTATAGTAAATGTCTATATACTGCCCGTCCAAACGCATGAGCGTATTGGCTAAACACTGGATTGTAATCTGTTCCTGTGCGAATCCTACGTTTGCGGCAAGTGCCTTCAAAAACACCGGGGCCGCGAAGTCAATGCTGCCTTCGTAATAATAGTCCCCGAGGTCATCTACCGTCGTGCGAGTGAATACGGGGGATGCAACAACGGGCGCAACGTCAAAGCGATTGTTTCCAGTAGACGGTTTAACAATAAGCTCAATGGACGGATCAGCGCCTAAGTCGAGATACCGCCGCGTATCTCCGCTTGCGCCACGATAGAAGCCAATCCGGAACGTCTGTTGAGACGGCACGGGAACCGTCAACTTGTCCTGCAAAGCCGTGTCGAGTCCGGACAAGTCCAGAATGTTATTGTCAATATCCCATGTGATTAGATTCGGCATCCTTCTAGAGTGTTTTCGTCAAATTGGTTCCCCTGTGATAACGCTGCGGAGTTGTGCGCCGGTTGCGGCGTCGTAAATCGGGTGAGTTCCGTCGGCGAGCGCGTATGGCCACCATGTCTTCGGCGTGAGGTAGATTTCGATGTCACCGATTGCCGTTCCGCCTGTTCCCCAACGGATCGGAATCACTTCGCCATCGATGGACATGGTCAAATCTCCATACGTTCCCGCCGCCGTGCTGTCGTAGGTCTGCCCGTCCATAAATCCGGGCGGTGATCCGGATTTCGTCCAAGCGACATTGATGAAGAAACCTATCTGCGGAATCATTTCCGCGTCGTCAATCGGCGGCTGCGTCGCCGTCATCTTATACTGCGGCGGATAGACTCCGTATGCACCGAACAGGTAAAGCGTCGGCGTGATTTGCAGCGTATCACCGCTGATGTCTATTTCGACTTGGTTCCCGAAAGCGTTCGATGTGATGATGTGCCCGTAAGGTGCCCGATCGTATCCGTCGCACAAGTCGCGTTCGTCGGCGATGTATGCGGTATCCGTGTCTGGTCGTAGCGTGTCCGCGATGAAGAGTTCGATATTCTGCTCCGGGAAACCGTCTGATGGGTCGGTGCCGGTGATTTGCATGTTCCACGTCCTAACTCGCCAATACCACCGCACGCATTTCTGCACGCTGACAACTTTCGGCCATCGTGTGAGTCCCGTTGCTGCGTCAAGCGTCGGCTGATATTCTCCCCGAAACGGGAAGAGTAACGCCATCGGGTCGGGCGGCTGAATTGTCGAAACAGCCTGCGCCGGGTCGGTAGGTAAAAAGTGAGGAACTCTCATGCTGGCGGGTCGGGTTCAACCGTGATTAAGATGGGAATCATCGCTGGCACAACTGCGCCGTTTGCGATGATGTAACAAAGCCGCTGAGACGAAAGCCCGATGGAAACGCTGCCGTCGGGGTTCTCTATGACTTCGGTTTGCCCTTGCAAATCTTTCACGTCAGTCGAACGGCGCAACAAGTCTTTCAACCTAGCGCCGCTTAGCACGTATGTCTTTTTAACGTCGATATCCTGCCAGTGCGGTTTTTCCATATTACTCCAAGGCTGGCACTACAATCCATTGCAGGCTTGTGGTTACTTCATAAACGTGCCCTTCCGCAATATCGCCGGGGCATCGGATGTTCAAATCTGTCCGAACCCATCCTTGAAAGAGCGGAGTTAATGCAGGATAAAAGCCGTTAAAAGCCGTCTCAATCGCTGCGTTCTCCACGGCTTGCGTGCCGAGCGGGTTGAGCACTTCTTCGCCTGATTGCGCGAGCGATGGACGTTGCCCGATGAGGCAAAATACGTAGCTCAACGTGGGCTTCGGCTCGTTGATGATGCTTACGTAGTTCGTGCCCGGTTTGATGACGGCCTTCTGCTGGTAAGTCGTCGAGCGGATGCACGTCGGTTCTTTTGGCTTCGTGCCGAGCAAGCCGAGAAAGTTCGCCGTGATATGCGCCGTGCTTCCGTCGTCATACGTAATGTCGGCGGTGTCGAGGCACATATACCTGAAGACCTCCGACGGCCTGCCGTGCGACGTGTTGATGAGTCCGGCGATGAGTGCAATGTCGCGGTCGCTTCGCCCCGGCGTGAATAGCTTTTCGAGGTAGGTGCGAGCGTTCGAGCTTGCCACCTTGTAAACGCGTTGCCCTTGGTCGAATCCGCCGCCTTTCGTCCGCGTGAACGAAGGGCGGGCTTGCGGGAGAATTGTGAGTGTGCCGTGTTGAATGTCCATACTTTAGGCAACGGTCAATTTGTTGTTGAGCTTCACCATCTCCTTTTCGATTTTGTCGAGAAGCGTGACGGGTCGGTCGTCTTTCTTTTCGGGCGCGGCGATGTTCATTGCCGCGTCACCTTTGAGCGGCTTTGCGCCACGGTTTTCCGCGTCTTGCTTTTTGATTTTTTCCCGTGCGTCGAGGATGCGTTCTGCGCGTCGCCGGTCGCGCACTGCTTTGCGCTCTGCGCGAGCTTCGGCATTTGCGGCTGTCGAGCCTTTCATAATGCGCTGAATCTTCGCTTCGCGTGCTTCTGCGAGTCCGCCTTGCGCCTCGGTAAGGTCTGCGCGTGCTTCGTGCGCTGCTGCTGAATCCTTCCCGAAAAGTCTTTCGGCGACTGAGAATCGCGATTGCGCGTCAGAGACTCGCTTCTTTGCGATTGCGAGCTTTTCGTCTACGGTCATCAAGTCCTCTTTTGCGTCGGCCTGCTTTTGCAATGCCTTCGTTTCACGTTCCGATGCCGCCGTTGTCCGCTTCTCCTCATCGATGGATTTTTTGCGGTCTGCGATTTCCTGAAAAGCCTGTTGCCGCGCTTTTTCAGCGGCCTTGATTTCCTCGTCGCTCGCTTTCTTTGCTTCGGCTGCTTTTTCTTTCACTGCCTCGCTGAGGTCGCCAAGGTTTCTGACAACGGTTTCCGGGTTTGTCGCCTGCTCTTGTTCGGCCTTGTATTTGCTCCATCCCTTTTTTGCGCCGGCAATAATGCCGCCGATTTTGTCGAGCACGGTGTCTTTCAACTGACTGCTTTTTGCCTCTGCCGCGTCAACTGCGTCGTCGAGAGCTTTGGCGTTCTCTGTCTTGATTGCGCCGGTAGCTGCCGCCATGCCTTCGCGAATTGATGCGCCGCCCTCCTTTAGCCCGCCGATGAGTTTCGCATTCTTCGTGCCGAAAATGTCCATGACGGCGGATGCCGCTTTGCCTTGGTCGGTGATTCCACGAATGCCGTCTGCGATTTTCAGAAAGAGCGTGAGCGTGTCCGCGTTCGCCGCTTCGTCTGCGCTGATTCCGAATTGCGCCATTTTCTTCGCGGCATCCTCGCTGCCGTTGCGAACTTCATCCTGCGTGATGATGAGCTTCAGCATTCCCTTCCGCAAATCTTCGCCGCTGACTCCGCTGCCTTGGAATACACGCTCGAGCTTGCTGAGGTTCTCCGCAGACACTCCAAGCTGGTCTTGCGCGTCGATGAGTTGCCCGGCACCGTCAACAGCGTTGAGGATTGCGCGGCCTGCCCGCGTTGCTCCCTGTGCAACGAGGTTTCCGCCGAGGACTGCGCCAAACATGCCGCCCTTGCCTCCGACGTTGAATGCTTTTTCTGTGTCACGACGGAATCTTTCAACTGACTGCCGGGCATTTTGAAGCCCTTTGTCCATCTTCGTTCCGTCTGCTTTGAGTGTGTAGGTTAATCCCGGCATTTTATTGTTTCCGCTGTTGCTTCTGCGCGATGTAGTCGAGTGCCTTCGTGAGAGACTGCCTCATGCTTTGGTCGAATGCTTCCATTGCTCGCCTGTCGTCAATTTTCTGAGACACCCACGGAACGCCGCTTGTAAGTTTCGACTCTGCGCTTGTTAGTGTTTTGATGAATTGCCCGTTTGCCGGTGCATCCGTGTGTCGAGTTATCCACTTTCCGACTCGTCCGGTTTTTCCGGATACTTGCTTTCCGGCGTTAATCCACGCGGCTTTTGTCCATCCGACTAGCTTCCGCTTTTTCGTGATGTATGCCTGCAATTCTTTTGGATTCAAAACCACGTCAGGCTTATTGCCTTTTGTCACGCGCCCGTTCCGCTTTGCGGCTTCGTGCTTTTTGCCGTCGTCGAAAAGCATCACTTCCAGCCCTGCAAATTTACTTGTGCGCCTGAGTATCTGTTGAGCCTGTGGAACGTCTCCAACTTTCGCTGCTTTTGTAAATGCACGCGCCATGCTTTCGCCGGTCTTGGCATTGTGCATTTGCTTTAGACTGTTGATGATTTTCCGTGAGTCGAGATAAACACGGTTGATGTCACGAAGCACGGCGGATTCTCCAAGTCGTTTCGCTTCGATGCTTCCGCCGTCCGGCTCGCCGGTATTGATTCCGGCAACCGGCATCGTCCAACTTGCAAGGTAACGCGCCATCATTGGTGCTTTGTCTTGGATGATTTGAGCGGCTGATTTGTTCGTAAGTCTGCCGAGTTCGTTCAAGCTCCGCTTCATGTCCTCCGCGTAAACGTCGCCTCTGATTTCGAGATTGCTCATTCCGGCACCTCCGCTAATTCCCCGGCTTCGATACGCCGCACAATGTCCGATGTTTCTTTTTGGATCTCCGCGAGCATTGCCGGGTCAACGATGCCAGCGGCTTTCTTTTCACGTCGAAGCATTGCCTTCGCCACGAGTGCGCGAGTCTTTTCCTCCGCGTCGATTTCCTCCTGCGTGCGTTCAACCGGCTCGTCAGTCAGCGCAATATGGCTTTGCTCGTCGCGAAGTTCGCGCAAACTCCAATACAGCCACATGACTTTTCCAACGGGCCAACGGTAAAGCAAATCATCGAACGTCACGCCTGTCGTGCAGGTCGTGAGGATTTGCGAGATTACAATGTGCGCGTAGGTCGAGCGGAGTTCCTTTGTGGGTCCTCCGTTGTCCAGAAACTTCACGAGGCGCGGGCCTGAGCCTCCGCACGCTCTCACGTATTCGCCGAATCGCGTGCTCTCCGTGTCCACGTCGAGCTTGGCGCATCGCGCTTCAAACTCTGCCATTTCAATTTCCGTTTCCGGCACGCCTATGTCGAGCGATGGGTATTGCTGACTGCAAATCTTCGTTACCACTTCAAGCAAAGCGAAGTCGCCGAGGTCTTCGAGCATCACGATTTCGTCGCCAAGCGTTTCCTCCAATAGCTCCCGATGAAAAAGCGATAGCGGGCGAAGTAACCGCCCCATGCAAACAAACTCGCCAGCGTCTGCCCGGGCTTCAGCGGTGTGTGCGTTTGCGTATCTGGTGAACTTGGTGAGCATCTAAAAAAGTGGGCGGCACCGGAAACAGAAACCGATGCCGCCCTGAACAGAACGCGGAGAACATGAAAACCCCGCGCCCAACACGAGAAGATGATTAGCTAGGATTCTGCGCGGAGAGCGTCATGCCTGCGTTCCGGCGAAGCGTGAGCGGAAACATCGTCGCGTCGTCGTTGACGTATTCGCGCCCAGCTTCGTCGATTTGCCAAACGCCATCGAGCTTCGCGTCGTCCGAGGTTGCAATCGTCACGATTGCGCCCTTCACGAGTCTTGCGCGGTCTGTGAATCCTGTCGGAAGTTTGAGCGAAAAAGAAAGCGTTTCCACGAGGTCAAAACTGCGCTCGCCGACTAGCACGCCGGACTCGTTTTCGTCCTCGTTCTTTTTGCGATAGTCAGGCTTGTAACTGACTGGCCCGACGATGCGGCACGTCGAGCCGATTGCCGCGCCTTCGCTATCAAGCGTTACGTCGGCTCCCGTGATTGGAAGCCCTTTTAGAAATGCCCATCCGTGTGTAGTATCAGCCATAGGTTTGATTATTTCACGTTGTCAAAATCAAGTGAGGTTCGGCGAGTTTACGCCGTCGATTTCGAATTCGAAGTCTTGTGTGCGGAGGTCGCCCGACACGTTTGCCGACTCGCTCACGAATGCGATGCGCCACACGCTGATTGTGCCAAGGTCGTTGAGGTAGTCGATGAGGTCTGCGAAGTCGGCTGTCTGCCTGCGGTCGGCTGTCTCCATGAAGACGGGTGTACCTGCCGTGAATGTCGCCGTCGTCGTGAGCGTGATGTCGTATTGTGAGATCGCAGGCAGTGGAACTATTGCGACGCTAGCGATGGTGTATTCGTTCCCGTTGATGCGTAGCAGATCGCCGGGCTGCGGTGCAGGGTCATCGAGCAACAAATAAGTGAGCCGGAAAACTGCGCTTGCGGTCGTGTTGTTCACGATGGTTCCGATGCGGAGGCTTTGTGAAATGATATCCACAAACTCGCCGCAATACTGGTCGATTGCCGTGCCTTTCATGTGCTCCGCGATGGTCACACGAAGCGTTGTCCGCATTGGTCCGCGAATCTCTCCGCGTCGGTCGCCGTCGCTCCACGGCACGGATGAGCCCGAGTAAATTGCAAGCCACGGCGCGTTCGCTGCACCTGCCCGCTTCGGCGTGATGATGTCCACGCCGGAAAGCATGTTTGCCTTTGTCGCGGTGATGTAAGCGGCAATGCCGTCTTCGAGTCTCCTGCCGAGTCGCTGGAATGCCATAGGTTACGAGTTCCGTGTGTCGAGGTTGATTTGATGCGTGTCGCCGTCGGTCTGAGTCTGGCCGATGACACGAAAAACTTTTCCGTCGCTCACTCGCGTAATCAGTGCGCCGTGCGTAGGTGCGGTTGCGAGGTCTGCCACGGCGACTTCGATGGTCGCGGTGATGCTTTCCATCACGCCGTGAACTTCAAGCTCCTGTGTGTAGCCGAGGGAGTTGAAATCGCACGGCACGTTTCCACCAACGCCCGGAAAGGTGAAATTGACGGTGCCGAAAACTTCCGTCGTGGTATCCCAGCTACGGGTCATAAAGTCGTCGAATCGTGCCATTGTAAAAGCGCGGAGTAGTCAAAAAGAAAGAGGCTCGCCGTTTCCAGCGAGCCTCCCCTGATGTTTCCCCCAAACCTGAACTTTATTCCTTTGCCGCCTTTTTCTTCGGCGTCTCCGGTTCGCCGTCCGTTGCTGGAGTGGATCCGGTTGCTGCCAAGACTGGCGTGAGAGAGAAGCACGCCACGCGCTCGCCAGCCTTCACGCTTCCGCGTGCGTCGATGACGGTCTTGCGGTGAATTGCGCCGGGCTTGTCCGGACCAACTAGGATGTCGGATTCGCCGCGTGCGTTTGTCTTGAGCGTGATGAACTTCATGGATTAGGCTGACTTGATGATTTTCAGACGGGTGGCGTCGCCGGCGGCTGCGCCAAACATGACGTTGAACGAAGCCCATGCTGCGCGGGTCGAGGTGCTGCCCCACGTGGAGAAGCGAACGGACAAGCCGAGCGACGGGATTGTGATGATTTCGTTCGTTCCCATCTGCGCTGCCACTGTCGGGTCGAGGACCGGAAGGCCTGCGGCTGCGGCGATTGCCTGAGGGTCGCAAAGGAATCCGGTGACGTTTGCCTGTGCGCCGTCCCATCGGTTATTTTCGATGATGCGGTCAAAGCCGTATGCGCCCGATTCGCCGAGCTGGAACGAGTTCCGGTCAGTCGGCAGGATGCGTGCGATGTAAGAGCCGTCGAGCACAAGGTGCTTCATGTCGAGGTTCTTTCCAGCGGCATACATGGTGATGAGGTCGTCCGTTCCCCAGTCGGCTGCGGCCACGGTTGCGGTCGCCGAGCCGGTGACGGGAGCGAGCGCAATGTCGGCGATTTTGTAAGCGAGCTGACGCAGATTGATGTCGAAAATCTGCTGGAGCTTGAATCCCTGCTGGAGCTGCGCCGAGGTCAGATGGAACGAAGCGGAATACTCCGAGGGAGTCACCGCGATGTTCGCGAGCGTGCTGTCGCCGCTTTCGTAGTTGCTCGGGTCCGTTTGAACCGTTGCGCCTGCGGTAGCTTTCGGGACTTGGACGACTTTCTTCGGCGCGAGTTCATCGGTCGAGAAGTCGGTGGAGTATGCGTTGAGGAAGGCGAGCTTGCTGCCGAGGACGGTGAGAACCCGGTCGCGAGCGACGTCAACCACGAGGTCAGATGCGAGTGTATTTGCCATATCTTATTTTGGTTATTGGTTGTTGTTGTTTTTGGTTCTGCGTCCCTTTTTAGGAGAGCAAAGTGTTTTTGTGCTTCTGGAAAAATGCGAAGCGGTCTTCGCCTTCCAGTGTCGCATAGTGCGCCTTGATTTGCGTCGGCGTATTGAGTTCGGTCGCGCCGGTGGAGTCCTGTTTGATTGGTGCTTTCGCGCCAAAGCGTGCGCCGGTTTCGCGGGCCTTTGCCGCTTCGAGCTTCGCGTCGTCGCGTGCTTTTTCAGCTTCGAGCTTCGCGGCTTCGGCGGCTTCGAGCTTCGCGGTTAGGTCAGCGTTTGCAGCTTCGGCAGTTGCGAGCTTTGCGGTTGCTTCGTTCGTCGCGGTGTTCGCGGCTTCGATGTCTTTCTGCGTCCCGGCGATGATAGCCTTTGCAGCGTCGAGTTCATTTGTCAGGCTCACGATTTGCGCGGCCTTTGCGTCAATGTCAGAAGCGAGTTCGGAAATGCTCATTTGCTTTTTCGCGTTGTCAAATAGTTCGCCATTTCCTTCGCAACTTCGCGGGCCATGCTCATGCTGCCGATGTAGTCTGCGAGTCCCGCTTCGATGCTTTGATAGCCGGTGACGACTTGTCCGCGCATCGCGGAGTCTTTCACTTGCGGGCGATTCTCTTTCACGAAGCCGGTGAACGCTGCGTTGATGGACTCGATGTGCTCCTGAAACCATGCCGTTTCCGCTGGCGTAGGTGAGCGTAATTCATTTCCCGCCGCTTTCAAGTCGGATTGCGCCGGCGTGAAAATGTGAGGCGTGATTCCCATCGCGGAAAGTGCTCCAGCGAAGTCGAGGAATTGAATGCGCGTGCCGATGCTGCCAATCATGCCGCTGCCTTGCGTCACGATAGCCGATGCACCTGCCGCGATGTAATACGCTGCGCTCGCTCCGACTTCGCCAACGTGCGCCACGACGGGCTTGATGTTGCGAGCCTCTTTCACAGCCTGCGCTGCTTCCGGTGCTCCGATTGCGCTGCCGCCGGGCGAGTTGATTTCGAGCACGACGGCGGAAACATTTGGGTCGGACATTGCGCGGCCAATCTCTTCCG